ATGAAAAAAATATTTAAAATACCGTTAGAAATAGATGGTAAAAATTGGAGTTTAAATAAAATATATGCAGGAGTTCATTGGACAGTAAGAAGAAAAGATAAAAATAATATAAGATTACTCGTTAGAAGTATTATAGGAATGAAGAAACCTTTTAAAAACCCAGTATCAATTAAAATGGCTTTCAATAGTGGATTAGATGTTTCCAATCATGGATATATTTTTAAATTAATAGAGGATGCTTTGGTAAAATGTGGAGTTATTCAAAATGACAGTTATAAATATGTTAAATGTAACATAATGACATTACAGAAAGCTTTTAAAGGTGTAATAGTAGAAGTTGAAGAACTGAAAGAGGAATAATGAGTTTTAAAGAACATAATAATAGAGATATAAGTAAAAAATTAGCTGAATATATAACAGGAATGGAATTAAGAAAGTATGTAGCTAAGAAGGTTAAACAATATGTCAACTTAGAAAATCCAACTGTTTTTGATGGAGCTGTTGGAAGTGGGCAATTGGAGCAATTTGTTAATCCAGCTATATTATATGGTGTAGATGTTCAAGAAAACTCTATTAATTCTGCAAAAGAAAATTTTAAAAATACAGAACTTGAAGTAAAAAGTTTTTTTGAATATGAAAAAGAAAATCTAATTGTAGATTGTGTTATTATGAATCCACCTTTCTCAATAAAATTCAAAGATTTATCAGAACTGGAACAAAAGAATATTCAATCAGAATTTGAATGGAAGAAGTCAGGCTGTGTTGATGATATATTTGTTTTAAAATCTCTAAAATATACTAAAAGATTTGGATTTTATATCTTGTTTCCTGGTGTAGGTTATAGGAGAACAGAGCAACAATTCAGAGAACTTATAGGAAATAACTTAGCTGAATTAAATAGGATTGATAATGCTTTCACAGATACAGGAATATCAGTTATATTTATTGTTATTGATAAAGAAAAAAATGATAACAAAGTTTATAGGGAAATCTGTGATTGTAAATTAGATAAACAAATTTTAGAAGATGAATGGATTTTAGAAGCTGAATGTTTTTGGCAACAATTACAAGAAGAAAGAGAAGTAGAAGAAGTTGATATTAATGATTTAAATACTAAAGCTTCTGAACTATGGATAAGTGGAGTTAAAAAGAATCTTGAATTAGATTTATTCTTAGTTCAAGAATGTGGAGCAAATATAGATGTATCAGGAAATATTAAAAAATTAAAATCAATATGTAAAGAGTTTGAAAGGAAATTAAGGTGTCAGAGAAAATACGTGAGTTCAATGAGTGTATCAGAGAAGCAATTGAAATTATTATCTCTGTTCGAGGCAATGCAGAGGTAAGAATATTTGATATTTTTGATATAAAATATATGAGTAAAAAAGATATTTTTACAAAGAAAAATATAACATCAGATGGAAAGTATGCAATATTCTATGGAGATATTTCAAGAAAATATGACTGTTTTGTACAAGAAATAATAAATAGAATAGATGATGAAAGCTATGAAAAATCTACCAAAGTAGAAAAAGGGCAAATATTAGTAAATTTAGAAGATTTTGATACTAAGGATATCGGAAGATGTATTTTATATCAAAATTATATTCCTGCTGCGATAAATGGTAATGTTGCAATATTAAGTTTAAAAGATGCTTTCAAAGATATTATAGATTTAAGATATATCTCATTTTACTTAAATTATAAAGACACAATTAGAGATTATATTTATAAAAAATCAACTGGAGAAAAAGTTAAAAGATTAGCTAAATTGGATTTTGAAAATATTTTAATAATTATCCCAAGTTTAGAAGTTCAAAAACAAACTGTAGATAAATTCATAAATTTAAAAATTAAATTTGAAAAGGATATAGAAGAAATTGAAAACAGAATAAAACTGATTGATGGATATTCTAAAGTATATGATGAAAGGATCCTAAATTTTAAAAAATATTCTGTTGTAGATAAGGAGATAAGTGAGAAATGATAACAGAAGATATGAAAAAAACAATACAAAATGAGGTTAAAAAGCAATTAGGTATATTAAAAGAAAATGATAATATAGAAAAGAAGGAACTAACACCATATCAAAAAACTATTGAATTATTAAAAAATCATAATCATTTTAAAAAAAGAATAGAATATTTAAAAAATAATTTAGATAATATTGAAATTAAGAAAAAATATTCCATTGGAGAAATAAAAGCAACTAGCAACAGTAATCTTAGTGAATTAGAAAAAATAGAAATCATAAAAGAAGAAAGATTAAAAGAAATAGAACTTTTAAAAGAATTGATTAATTTTACAGAATATGGTCTATCCTCAATAGAAAAAGAGAAATATAAGGAAATTGTTCCAATGATATATTTTGAAAAATTAAAAATAGAAGAAATTGCAGAAAAATTTGATGTAGATGAAAGAACTATAAAAAGAAATAGAAATTTATTAGTAAATACCATAGCAAATAATCTTTTTGAAAGTGAATTTCTGCAAAAGATAAAAAATATATTTTTATAAAAATGTCCCTAAAATGTCCTTTTTTATTTTTTCAATATGTTATATAATGTTAATATATGAAAAGTTTAAATGAATGTTTAAATTTTTTGTTTCTCTCCCCCCAAGAAGAGATGAGTTATTGACTTCTCATAAAAAAGTCTTTTTTATTTTATGGAAAGAGGTTATAATTAAGTTAGAAAGTTATTTTTTAGGGGGAGGATAAATATGAGTTACAAGAAATGTATTGTTATTTTTTTAGATATTTTAGGAACACAAAATAGAGAAAGCTTTGAAGAATTGTATAAAATAAATAATATTTTTCATTCAAGGTTAGAAGATAACTCAAAAAATAATGAAAGACCAGTAATATATAAAAGAACTATTCATACTTTTTCAGATTGTGCTTATATAATTTATGACTATAAAGATAATATAGAAGATGAAAGAAAAGATATAGGATTGTTAACAAGAGTTTCTATTTTTAATACAATTATATTAGTACAAAATCTTTTAAAAGAAGGTTTTCTTGTTAGAGGTGGGATAAGTTTTGGAGATGTTTATTATGAAATAGAAAGAAGTTTGTTCTTTGGCTCTGCTATAAATAAAGCTTATCAATTAGAATCAAAGGAAGCTATTTATCCTAGAATATTATTAAGTAATGAAATTGTAGCAATTTTTAAGAGAAGTATTTATAATAGTTTTAAAAAGATAAAAAACGAAATTATAGAATATGAAATACCAGAATGGCAAAGTAACCTAACTTTTGATAATCTAAATATTGAAGATAATTTTATAATAATGGACAAAGATTATGATAATAAGTATATGTTAAATTATTTGTACACTGTTGAATATGGTATAAATATTGATTTTAATTTAGAGGAAGTCTTAATAAATAATATAGAAAAAAATAAAAATATTATCACTTCAAAAAAAATACAAAATAAATATGAGTGGTTAGAAAAATATTTAAGGTCTGTAAAATTAAGATTTTTTCTAAGAGAAAATCAAGATATACTTTTCTTTTAAAAAATGATGATGAGAACTCAAAAAGTTCTCCTTTTTTATTTCAAGAGGTTAATTGTGTTGATGAAGATATGTGGTAAGTGTGGAAAGAAAATAGGAATAAATGAAGTATGCAGTTGCACAAAGGAAAGGCATAAGATATATAACAGAGAATATAGAAATAAAGAAAGTGCTGAATTTTATAGGAGTAAGGCTTGGAAGAAAATGACTGCCTTATGTAAGTTAAAAGCCAATGGTTTAGATTTATATGAATTAGCTATAAATAATAAGATAGTTAAAGGTACTCTCTCACATCATATAGATGAGTTAGAAGAGGCAAGAGATAAAGCCTTAGATATTAATAACCTAATATGGATAAGTGATAAAACACATAGCTATATCCATTCAGAGTATAATAAAAATTTAGAAAGTAAAAATAAAATGAAAGAAGTTCTATTTAATATAATTAAAAATTATTACAAGTAGGGGGGAGGCAAAAAAAGTTTTTGGTCTTTGGCTTTGATGTCGCTTCCCCTCTTTTTTCTGGAGAAAATGCCAGAAATGAAATTTTTAGTTTATGGAGGTGAAAAAATATGGCAGGAAGAAGTAGAAAAATTATTGATATAAGTTCAGGAAAAATTGGAAAAGAAAAAATAAAAGCTAGACAAGAACAAGAGAAAAAATTGAAAATAGATAGAGATAATTTAATTGCTCCTGGTTGGTTATCTAAAGCTGCAAAAGAAGAATTTGACAGAATTGTTTTTGAAGCAGGAAAAGTAAATATTTTAGATAATTTAGATTTAGGATTTTTAGCAATTTATTGCAATGCTTACAGTTGTTATATAGATGTTACAGAAAAAATTGCTTGTAATGGATTTTTAGGGAAAAGAACAACAGCAAATGATATTTATGAAACTGTCCATCCTCTTTTAGTGGTCCAGGAAAAATATGTAAAACAAATAATGCAATGCTCAACAAAATTAGGACTTGCAACTACAGATAGATTAAAATTAGTTGTACCAATTAGAGAAGAACCTGCTGAAAATAAATTTATAACTTTGTTAAAAACAAGAAAGCAAGGCTAATATGATAAAAGATAGGACAACAGCCTATGCAAAATTAGTTGTAAGTGGTAAAAAAATAGCAGGCAGAAAGGAGTATTTAGCATGTAAAAGACATTTAGATGATTTAAAAAATAAGAAATTAGAGTATAAATTTGATGTTGAAGAGGCAGAATTTGCTATAAAATTTGCAAATACATTAACATTAAAAGATGGAACTAATTTAAAAACAAGAGGTTTTCAAGAGTTTATAATAGGTTCATTACATGGATGGAAGAAAAAGAGAACAAAAGAAAGAAGATTTAGAGAGGCTTATTTGCAAGTGGGCAGAAGAAATGGGAAAAGT